CTAAAATCGTTAAATGCTTTTATTACGTCTTCTGAATGATAGATATATTTTTTATCAAGTATTTGTTTTTCTAGGTCTAGTGGTCTCCAACTACCTTTTGAATTATCAAATTGTAAATCTAAATATAATCCATAGTCTTTTTTCCATTTTTTGCCAGTTCTATCAAGATAACAACGTTGTAAATCTCCTAATAATAGACTAGATTTTTCTTCTCCTCTTGTTAGGTTCTTTTTGCATTGAATACCTCTAAAGAATAATCTATAATTTTGTAAATCACTTATAGCAAATAATTCTTGGTCGTCTTTGTCTTTACTATCTAAGAAGAAATCACAACCTCTTTTTTCTAATAATAATATTGTTTTTTCCATTTTTAAATCCTCTTTTCTAGTGCTTTCTAGCACTTTATAACCTACAATTAATTTTATAGATTATAAACTACTAGAAAGTATAATCTAGTTGTAAGTAGTTTTTTCTATACAATATGGTACGTTCCTATATCTCAAACTTGACGTGTAGACTTTCAACTACAACTGGAGCAAATACTCCGTTCTTGTGCGTTATTGGTTTTATTGATACGTGCTTGGTTGCTATAAAATAGTTATTTCTCCAACCATATCAACCCATATATAGAAAATAAGTTTTCAAAGAACAATAGCAATTGTCAAAAGTTGTTTTAATAAAATGTCAATATTTCCAACTGACAAATCCATTATATCAAAAACAAGTGCAATTGTCAACAATAACTTTTTAGTGTTGTAGTTTCGTGCAATTTATTACTCTTCTCTTAACTATCCTTTACCACCGGAGCAGTATACTTTCGACATAGGAGGTCGCGTTCCGAACAACTTAGTTATAATTGAATTGTCTTGTCTTGAAATCGACTTGCTGTCTCTCTCATTGACAAGTCAATTGTATCACGAGACAATAGCAATTGTCAAACATAAATTTTTAAAGAGAATACAAAAACACGTCAAAACCCTTATATATCAACGAAAAAAATTTTTTGTAAATCAGATCAATTTGTCCTTTTTTGTCCCTTTCTTTTGGGTTATAATGCTATTATGAGAACAATAACAACTGGAGCAAGTCTTCCCGTATTTGTTGGGGTGATATTCTATGAGTAAATTAACTAATGAAGATAGACAAGTAATAATAGAGAGTATTAAATTAGACAATACTAAAGCAAATCTTGCTAGAGTATGCAAAGAATACAACATTACAAGGCAATATATCTACAAACTTATAAAACAAGACGCTAAGAAGAATATAGAACAAAGTATAACTCCAAATAATCAAGAGTTTACTAAAAAGGCAAATCATATCATTGATTTAGTATTTCAGAGAATAGAGCAAGAACTACTAGAAAATGACAAAATAACATTGTCTCAATTATCAACAACACTAGGTATTTTATACGATAAATCAAGATTAGAGAATAATCTATCTACTAGCAATAATAGTATAAATATTAATATAAAAGTAGAGAAATAATAAGGAAGTTAACATAATGCATATTATAGGTAGCGAACAAGTGAACGAGTGAGACACTGAGAGGAGCAAGGAGAGAGCAAGGAACAACAAAGGAAAGAAGAAGACCTACTCCCCCTCCTATATACCCATAGGTCAATATTTATAGGGTGGTCGTTCCATCCCATACATATATATACATACACGTATAAAAATATATAAAAAAGAGTATGTTCGATAAAAATATGTAAAATGATACGACTAAATGTCAAATTGACAGGTGTTGATATTAAAGGGGAAAGTGCGAATCGCCCACGGGCGGGATACTTTTTTTGGAAGTGTAAAGGGGCATTCTATGAAGCCGAGCCATAGATGTAAGACCTTTTGGAATCCGGATAAAGGGATAGAATAAACCGATAATCCTCTAGTTATATAATCTAGTAATGATAACGGAGTATGTGTAGGCTATCCCCCCCTCATTAAGAGGGTATGGGTTATTTAAGAAAGATACTATCTGAAAGGGTAGTTTTTTTATGGAAAATTTTACCCTTACGGGTAGCATAGAGTAGATATAAAAACAAATCGACAGATGTTCGCTTTCGTTAAGAAAGACTAATAAGGCTGACAGTAGGTTATTAAGTTAACTAAAAGGCACGGTAGGAGTGCGAGGCTTCTATATATCTATTCTATGGTGCTTATAAGGAGGAAATATGATACCAAAGAAGATACATTATATATGGTTTGGTCGAGGGGAGAAGAACGACCGAGTAAAGCATTGTATAGAATCGTGGAAGAAGTTCCTACCAGATTATGAAATCGTAGAGTGGAACGAGGATAACTTCGATATTAATTATAATGACTTTACTAAGAAGGCTTATGAGGAGAAGAAGTGGGCTTTTGTTAGTGATGTAGCTCGATTATGGGTTTTATATAACGAAGGTGGAATATATATGGATACGGATGTAGAGGTTTATGAATCTTTAGATCCGTTTTTAAATGAGGAAGGATTCACTGGATTTGAGGATGTACATTATCCTGTTACTGCTACGTTGGGAGCTGAGAAGGGTAATCCTGTTATTAAGTTAATGTTAGATTATTATGATTGTGTTGACTTTGTGAACTATCCAAATTGGCAGGACTTTATAACGTATCAAGAGACTAATACGTGTATTATGTCTAACATATTAAGCACATTAGGAATAGACAGGGATAGAAATGAAGAACAGCATATAAAACATTTCTCTGTATATCCTAGAAGTTACTTTTTCACAAAGGATGAGGGTTATACATGGCACTCATTTAATGGGAGCTGGTAGAAATGATTAAACATAAAAATATCGTTTACGTAAGAGATATAGCTCCTATAGGTGGAGTTGAGACTTATGTATATGAACTCATAAAGAAATATAAAGATTTAGATATAGCTGTTGTGTGTCGTACTATTGCTCCTAATCAGAAGAGACGATTACAGGAGATGTGTAAGGTATATGAATTTAGAAATGAGCCTATAGATTGTGATGTTGCTATCATAAATTGGGACACTTCGATAATTGATTACTTACCTAAAGAGATTTATCGTGAGAACTTAAAAGAAGGAGATCCTCGTGGGATTTATCAAGGAGTACACGCAGATTATACTCATCCTGCTATGGGGCCTTTACCTCAGGATGACCGTATTAAAGAATATTTGTGTATCACTAAGGAACAGATGGATAAATGGCCTTTGATGACTGATTCAACTAATGTACGTTTATGCAGAAACCCATTAGAAATAAAGGATGAAGATACTTTGGTTATTGTGAGTCCTACTAGACTTACAAAACAAAAGGGTGGAGACTTAATGCTCCAAATAGCTAACGAACTTGATAAACAAGGAACTAAGTTTATATGGTTTGTGATTACTACTGATGAATACTTAGATAATCCTATATTCCGTAACAATAATGTAATATGGATTAGAAATAGATTAGATGTTTCTGGATTTTTAAAGTTGGCTGATTGGGTTGTATTACCTAGTGAGTGTGAAGGAGATTCTTACACAATTAAAGAAGCTCTTTATCGTGGAGTACCTATCGTAGCTAGACATTTGAAGTATTTTGATGAATATAACATAAAAGATGGTAAAAATGCGTTGTTTGTGGATGATTCAAACGTATCTAAGGTTGCTAAACGCATGAAAAAACGCTTAAAATTCACTTTCCAGCATATAGAAGATGGCTATAAGGAGTTGTTTATACCATCTAAAAGTCATTATAAGAAAGACAAAGAGAAAAAAGTCCGTTTAAAATGTACGGCTTTTTTAGGTTTTGACTTAATTGATGAAAATAAACACATGAATTTAAATGATGAAGATACTTTCACAGAAGAAAGAGCAGAAGAATTGTTGAGATTTAGATGTTTTGAGGTGGTAGAGGGAAAATAAAACAAGAGATGTTAAAAGTTTATAAATCAGATTTAGATTGGATGAACTATCGTCTTGTTAAAAAAGATATAACTCAACATCATATTGTAAAAAGAGAACATGGGGGCAAATTAGAGTGGTCTAATATTGCCCTTTTAATGCCTGTTGCTCATCAATACCTTCATTTAATAGAGTGTAAGGATTATGAGACTTATGTAGCATTAAATAAAGTATTTAAAATGATTAATTCACAAATGAGTGCTCCTACTGATGCTCAAAGAGAATTAGTTGAATACTTATTAAGTGAATTTGAGAAAGTACATAGATGGGATAAAGGATCTAAAGGCAAATTATTAATACAAAGGAAGTATTTGATTCGTGGATAGCTTCTGGTATTTTCACCCCCTTGAGAATATCAGACGGTGTCTATGAGACACATTATTGTAGGGCACTAATTTAACCCCCTAGAAGAAGGCGAAGAGCCTTCTTAATATCCCAGAGTAGAGCAGTGGCAGCTTACAAGTTTCCTTAGCTTGAGGTCGGAGGTTCGATTCCTCCCTCTGGAACCAAAAAAATTAAAGAGTATGTGATAAACCTTCATATACCAAGGAGGTGATGATTGCACTTATGGATTTGGATTTAAGAATAACTGAGAAACAGGATTTGTTTATTCACTCAGAAGCCTTTGAAACACTTTTCGGAGGTGCAGCCTGACAGGAGGAGGCAAATCCTATGGGCAACTGGTTGATGCTTTAATATATGCTCTTCAATATGAGAAGAGTAAACAAATAATATTCCGTAGAACTTTCCCTGATTTGGAACGTTCTATTATACGTACATCTATGGAGTTATATCCTAGACAAATAGCATCGTATAACTCGAGTAAGCATACGTGGACATTTCAAAATGGTTCTATCATAGACTTTGGATATATTGATAATGAAAATGATGTATATCAGTATCAATCTGCTGAATATGATGTTATCCGTTTTGATGAGCTTACTCATTTCACGGAATATATGTATACTTATATGATATCTCGTTGTCGTGGTGCTAATGGATACCCTAAACATATAAAGAGTTCTACTAACCCTGGAGGAGTAGGACACGTTTGGGTTAAGGAAAGATTTATAGACATAGGAAAGTATGGAGAAGTACACGAATGTAGATTAGAGACGGGTGAGAAAACAACTCGTCTTTTTATTCCTTCATTTGTTACTGATAATAAATTCCTAATGGAATCAGATCCTGATTATGTTAAACGATTAGATGCTTTGCCTGAGAAGGAACGTAAGGCTTTAAAAGATGGTAATTGGGATATATTTGATGGTCAATACTTTAAAGACTTTGATAGGTCGGTAAATGTAATTGAACCATTTATGATACCTGATAATTGGGATAGATACCGTACTATTGACTATGGACTAGATATGCTTGCGTGTTATTGGATAGCAATAGACGGACACGGAAACGAATATTGTTATAGAGAATTATATGAAAATGATTTGATAATCTCTGAAGCTGCTAAACATATTCTAGAAATGGACGGAGACGAAAAAATAAGAACGTCTTATGCTCCTCCAGATTTATGGAATAGACGTAATGATACTGGAAAGAGTGCAGCCGAGATATTTAGAGAAAATGGTGTTTATTTAAGTAAATCATCCAATAATCGTGTTATAGGGTGGTATGCAGTACAAGAACACTTAAAAATATATGAAGTAAAAGATGAACAAACTGGAGAAGTTCGAAAAACGAGTAAATTAAGAATATTTGATACTTGTAAGAACTTATTAAGAACTCTACCTGTTATCCAAAGGGATGAAAAGAATCCTAATGATTGTGCTAAAGAACCTCACGAACTAACACATGCTCCTGATGCTATAAGAGGTTTTTGTATAGAGAGAACTAAAGCCACTAAAATTATGACAGACTTGGAATTTTAGGAATAGCAGGGGCTAGTGCTACAAAAGAATTTATGAAATATGGAGGTTAAAGTATGGATGTGATAATTTCTATAGGAGTTTTTCTTTTATTAGCTGGAATTGTGAGTTTTGAGGTAGTTTTAATCAAAACAATGCAAATGGTTAAAGAAAAAGAGGAAACTTTAGAGTATAAAACTGAAGAAAAGCCTAAAAAAGTTGAACTAACTGATGAACAAAAGAAAAAACAAGAAAAATTAAGAGAAAGTTTTGAAAATTTAATGGGATATGGCTATGAAGATGCCCTAAAATCAAAAGGAGAGTGATTTAAAGGGATAAAACTGAAGATTGGAAACTATATGATGCTGGTGTTTCATATAATCAAGGGTTATATGGAGCAGATCGTAACTATTATGAAGTAATTGATACAAATATTGAATTTGCAAGTGGTAATCAATGGAGAGGAGTTCAAGCTGATGGACTACCTAAACCTGTTTTCAACATCATAAAACGTGTTAAACAGTTTAAAATAGCCTCATTAAAGAGTGATTCTATTTCTATAGCAATACAACCAATGGAATATAGACCTCAAACCAACGATATAGTAATGCAACAAAAGGTTAAAGCTACTGATTTGGCTAATGCTGAGATAAAAAACGTACTAGAACACGTAAAATTTGATGCTAAAAGCCGTTCTTTACTAGGAGATGGCTTTGATACTGGAGATTTTTGCTTACATTGGTATTTTGATATGGATGAAAAACCATTTAAGAGTTTTGCTCCTAACATTGAAGGAGTAATTAATTGTGAAATTATTGACTCAACTAATGTAATGTTTGGTAATCCTAACACTAGAAATGTAGAAAAACAGCCTTATATCATCATAGTAGGTCGTGATTTAGTAACTAACCTACAAAAAGAGGCTAAAGCTAATGGAAATAAAGATTGGAAGTCTATTCAAGGAGATTCAGAGACTACTGAACAAATGGGAGACAACGGAAAACTTGAAAACACTGCTAAAGGATATGAAAAAGCACTTTATATTATCAAATATTACAAAGAAAAAGGTGTTGTTTATGCTAATAAGAGTGTAAGAAACACTTATATTTATAAAGAGAAAAACACAGGGCTAAGTTATTATCCTATTGCTTTTGGTAACTGGGAAGAAGTAAAAGGAACATATCACGGTCGTGCAGAGACTACTGGTATAATTCCTAACCAAATATCAATAAATAAAATGTTTGCTATGGTAATCTACCATTTAATGCTTACAGCCTTTCCTACGGCCGTTTATGATGCTGACCGTATAGAAGGATGGACTAACGAAATAGGGGCTCAGATACCGGTTATTAACCTAAATGGAGACTCTATTAGAAACGTTGGTGGATATTTAGAGCCTGCTCAAATGTCTAATCAAATAATGGATGCTATATCTTTGGCTATGCAATACACTAAAGAAACTTTAGGAGTAGGAGATGCTTCTCTAGGAAACGTAACTATGAATAATGCTACTGCTATTATAGCCATCCAAAAGAGTGCTGCTGTTCCATTAGAGAACGTAAAAGCATCATTCTACGAGTTTGTTGAGGATTGTGGAAAAATCATCATAGATATGATGGGCACAAAGTATGGAATAAGACCTGTTGTTATAACAGGACCAAATAATGAACGTACAGTAGAAGAATTTGACTTTAACCAATTAAAAGATATGTGGATGCACATTAAGATAGATGTAGGTAATGCTTCATATTTTAGTGAAGTTGCTAGTGTTCAAACATTAGATAACCTACTTAATAATGGATTTATAGATTTTGTTGAATATTTAAAACGTATTCCTGATGAATTAATACCTCAAAAATCTGAACTAATTACTTCAATAGAACAAAATGATATGTATAAACAAGCAATTTATAATTTAATGGGGCAATTTATGGATACATTAGATCCTGTTACAAGATCAAGTCTAACTCAGTTAAGCCCTGAACAATTAGAAAAAACAGTTTTACAAATGATGGGTGCTTTAGAAGGAGATGGAGCAAACACAGTATCTGATATGGAAAATCCTGTGCCTACTGATGAAGAGTTATCTCAAACATTACAAATGGGAGAAGGCGCAATACCATTAATGCAACCACAAACAAATGTAGGAAGAAATGCTGTTGAAAAAATGGCAGAACTTCAAGACATTGGAGGACTACAATCTTAGGAATATTTGCACTCCTTTCATATAAATGCTAGTCTTATGACTAGCTTAGAGTAGATATAATTAGGAGTAATACACCTACAACCTTACACCTGTCATTATTGAATATGCCTAGTAGGGCGAAATATAAACTACTAAGGACAAAGTATTAATGTTTGCAAACTTATATCTATTCTAAGGTATTCATAAGAATACTTGGGCAACCATACCCAAAGGAGGAAAATTAAAATGGATGAAGAAGTTGTTGAAAGTATACCAACAGAAACAATGGAATCGGATGAAGACTTTTTTGCGGATGTCGATAACGAAGTTATTACTGAGAATATTGATGAAACAAACAAAGTACATTCAGAAACCGAAAAGACCGATGAGGCTGAAGTACCAAGTGAAGCTGATGAAGGTAATAAGGAGACTGAAGACGTAGATTTACAACCTTTATTAAAGGCTTTATCTGGAAAGATTAAGTACAATAAAGAAGAAGTAAATGTAGAATCTATTGAAGATTTAAAAACTTATGTACAAAAGGGATTAAATTACGATAAGAAACTACAGGAACTAGAAAATCTACAAAATAGTAGACTTGAAAAATACGCAAAAGAAAAGGCTGATGCTTTAGGCATAACAGTAGATGAGTATATGAACCAAGTAGAGGCTTATGAGAAGCAACAAGAAAGGCAAAGAGAGGCTGATGAACTAGAAGATTTAATCAATGCTGGAACACCAGAGTCTATTGCTAAAGAACTTATTGCTAGTAGACAACAACGTAAGCAAATACAACAGGAATTAAATGATATTAAAGCTGAAAGGGAAGCAGACAAGAAAGAAAAAGAGAAAAATAAAGAATATCAAGACTTTCTTAATGAATTCCCAGATGTTAAACCTGAAAGTATTCCTAAAGAAGTTTTTGAAGATGCTGAGAATTCATCATTAAAAGAGGCTTATATGAAATGGAAACTTAAGGAATTAGAAAAAGAGATTAGTATCTCTAAAACAAATGAAAAAAATAAAAAATCATCAGTAGGCAGTACCACTGATACTGGAACTACTAATGAAAAACATGAACGAGACCTATTCTTAGAAGGTTTCGAATCTTAAAAAAGGAAGGAATGATTTAAAGGGCAGTAAATTTAGCCGAAAAATATGAAAAGAAAGTAGACGAGGCTTTTAAAAAAGCATCATTTACAGCACCATTAGTAAACAACGATTATAATTTTGATGGAGTAGATACAATTCACATTTATCGTATTCCAACAGTTGCATTAAACAACTATACAAGAACAGGAACTAACCGTTATGGTAACCCTGATGAACTACAAGATGAAGTAGATACTTACGAATTAAAAACTGATAAGTCATTTACATTTACTATTGATAAAGGAAATAACCAAGACCAATTAAATGTAAAAGATGCTGGTAGAGCTCTAAAGAGAGAAATCGATCAAGTTATCGTACCTGCACAAGATAAACAAGTATTAGCAGAAATTGCTGCTGCATCAGTTTCTAATAGTCAATATGGAACTGGTGCTATTTCTAAAGCAAATGCTTATGAAAAATTCTTAGATGGACAAGAAGTATTAGATAACAAACTTGTACCAACTGAAGGCCGTGTAGCTGTTGTAAACACTTCTTTCTATAAAGCTATTAAACAAGACTCTAGCTTTACTAAGACTGGAGACATGGCTACTAAGTTATCATATAAAGGTATTGTAGGAGAAATAGACGGAGTACCAGTAATCAAAGTACCAAGTTCTTATCTACCTGGAAATTGTGAATTTATAATCACTCATCCAATTGCTACAATTAACCCTAAGAAATTAACTGATTATAAAATTCATAGAGATCCACCAGGAATTAACGGTAACCTTGTAGAAGGTCGTGTAAGATATGACACTTTCGTTCTTGAAGGAAAGAAAGATGCTATCTACTCTCACTTTACAAGTTATTCAGGATAGTAGTATCAAGAGTTTATCTCTTGATAAAAGGACTCTTGAGGGAGTCTTTTTCTGAGGAGGTAAAAAAATGAAAGGTGAAACTATTTTTAAAATGACTATGGCTATGATAGACGAAATGCTATCAAGTGGAGAATTGGATGCAGAATCAACTTCTGAATATAGAGCAAAAGCACCATATATCTTAACAATGTTGCAGAACGAAATAGTAGGAATAGAGAATCGTTATAAACGAGAGGATGAATGGATATATCCAGTCCCTATTGAAGATTTAAGTCAAACATTTCAAATTGATGATATAAAAGCTACAAACCTTCTTACAAATGGATTAGCTGCTAACTTGATGCTACACGAAGATAAAACTTTAGCTAATTACTTTGAGCAACGATATGAAGAAATGAAAGGTATGTTCTTAAAACCATCACCAAGAACACCGGAGAAAAGAGAAGATGTATACGATGCTACTCTAAAATATTAGGAGGTGGCCAAAAGGGCTCAAATTAAAGTACAAAAAGACATAAAACCTACAAAAATAGATAAATTTTTAGGTTTAAACATCTCCAATACTGGAGATACGCAAATACAATTAGGTGAATCTGGTGATATGGATAACTTTTATATCACTAATGACTATAAATTACGTAAAATGTATGGATATAAAAAGATCTATGATTTTACTAAAGCTATAAAAGGTATGTATACAACTAATTTAGGTGGAGTAGAGTATTTATTAGTTGCTTCTGATGGCAAACTATACTACTTCACTAGAACTCAGCTAGAATCTGAATTATTGTCGAAAACACCTACATTAATAGGTAGTATTCCAGATAATGATGTATCTTTCTTTACTTTTGATAAAAAGGTTTATATTTTGTGTGGTAAGTATATGAGCTGGGATGGAACAACATTACAAGAGGTGGAAGGATATACACCTCTTGTTTTTATTAATACCCCTCCTGCTGGTGGTGGAGTTATCTATGATGAAATTAATATGTTATCTCCTAAAAAACACCAAACATTTAATGGAGATGGAACTTCTGTTGATTTCCATATAGCACAAACAAACGTAACATCAATTGATAAAGTCTTAGTAGATGGAGAAGAAAAAGCCATTACAACTGATTACACAGTAGACCTAACTAATGGAGTTGTTTCATTTGTAGGAACAGCACCACAACGGACTTTGGATGATGGAGATAGAGACATAATAGAAGGTATGAAGTTTGGAACTGTCTTTGGTGGAGATTTAGATACAAGAGTATTCTTATATGGAAACCCAACTTGCCAAAATAGAACTTACTTTAGTGGATTAGAAGATGGAGTACCTAGTGTTGAATATTTTCCTGCTACTGCTCAAGTAGATGTAGGGCCATCTAACTTTGCTTTAACTGATCTAACTAGACAATATGATAGATTGATAGCAACAACCAATAGGCCTGAGGCTTATTATATGAGTATATCTACTGAAAGCCTTACTATTACTTTAAGTGATTCTACGACTATATCGAGATTAGTACCAAGTGTAGGAACGTTTCCATTAAATGAAGTTCACGGTAATGTTGCTCCAGGACAAGGACAATTAATAGATAACTATCCTGTTACTATAGATAGAAATGCTTTAATTATGTGGAAAGCCTCTAATGTACGTGATGAACGTAATATGGAAGATATATCTCAAAAAATACGATTAGATTTAATAAGTAGAGATTTAAAACATTTCAAGACTTTAGATCATCAATCAGAGAATCAATTATGGGTATATCACGGAGAATTAATATATATCTACAATTACTTTAACAAAACTTTTTCAAGGATAAGAGTTGAAAATAATATGAGTAATATTGTTGATTTAGGAAATCGTATATATTCCGGTACTGACTTAGGATTAGTAATGCAGTGGGGAGAAGAATATTCTAATTATGATGGTAAAACAATAAATGCTCATTGGGAAATGAACTTTGAAGATTTTGACACTTCTTACTTAAGAAAAACGATGAATCGTTTGTGGGTATTAATGCAACCACAAGTATATTCAAGTGCTGATATTGGTTATGTAACTAATAGAGCTGAGGCTAAAACAAAAAAACATATTGAATATAAACTTTTGTTAATGGATGATGTAGATTTTTCTAACTTTTCATTTAGTATATCTAGAAACACTCAACCATTTAGATTAAAACTAAAGGCTAAAAAGTTTACTAATATGAAGATAACTATAGATAACAATGAGGATACTGATTGTACTATTCTAGAATTAGCATTAAAAGTTGAATCATTTGGAGAAAGTAAGTAGGAGGTGAATTTATGAGGCAAAAGATAATAAGTTTATTTGGTGTAAGATCAATAATAACATTGGCTTTAACAGCAACATTGATTTATGGCTTTGTTGTCGGCAAGGTAGATGCTAAAGACTTTTTGGTATATGTAACAATGGTATTTACTTTCTTCTTTGCTAAAACAGGTCAAGAAGAAGCAAAAAAAGAACAAGCTGCACTAAAATCAGTGCAAAAAGATGAACAGATAGGAGGTTTAGGATAATATGGCATTAACTAAATTTACTGAGAATGTAAACAATATTCAAGGTTTATCAGATAGACCTAATACAATTGATGGATTAACTTCATCACAATTAAAGGAATTATTTGATAAAGCAGGAGCTGATATTAAAACATATTTAAATGAAAGTTTAACTGAAGAATTAGACACAGTGATTACAACAATTCCTGATCCATCAAATTTTGTTACTACTTCAGATTCAAGACTAACAAATTCAAGACAATGTAATAACTCATTTGATAGTTGGTCTACAGCAAGAACAAATTTAAAAATAACTTATGGAACAACATTACCTCAAACAGCAGATAATGGTGCAATATTCTTACTATATAAGTAGGTGATAAAATGACAGTTTTAGACCAATATAACATAGATAGTTGGAACTACTTACAAGTAGGGTATGATTTATTAGAACAAACATACAACAAAATAGTTTATAGAAGATACATAACACTACACGTTGCAGGACACGTATCTTGGTACAATGCAGTAGCAAGATTTTCTAACCCAAATGCTGAGAATTGGCTAGAATATACTTATTATGGTGGAGATTATATATTACTTCAACAAGATGTAACATTAACTCCTACACCAGGACAATCATATATAGAAACAATATCAGGAAATCTTGAGTCAGGATTGGTTAATTGGTATTTTTCACCACAAATAACATTCCCAGCGATGGACTCTCCTGCAACTATATCAAGTGTAGAAGGAAGTACATTATATGGTGATTTTGTTGCTAATTTCACTCCAAAAAGTGGCGGTGGATATACATATAAATTAACAATAGGAATATTTCATTATAATGATGAGTTTTCCAACTATACTTCTGGCACAGCAGTAAAATTAAACAATAGTACAATAAATGCAATAAAAACAATTTCAGGAGACACAGTAAACTTAAATATAACACTATCAACATATAAAAATGGTAATTTAGTTGGAGAAGATAAAAAACAACTAAAAGTAAGAACAAATCCAGGTGTTCATTTAAGAGTAAATGGGGTTTGGAAAGAAGCAATACCTTATGTAAGAGTAAATGGAGTTTGGAAAGAAGCAGTTCCATACACAAGAGTAAATAATTCGTGGAAGGAAGGGATTTAGAGGGCAAGTTATGAAGACGATTTAAATAGAATGAAAACCGCTCAAAGAGATGCTGCTATTGCTGATTTAGAAAACACAAGAAATCAAGCATTAAGCAATTTACAAGCAGAAAGACAACAAAACTCTGCTTTATATAATCAACAAAGATCATCAGCAAATGCTCAAAATAGATTAAGTGCTAAAAACTTTCAAGAATATTTAGCACAAACAGGAAGAGCAAATAGTGGATTAAGTGCTCAAGCACGTATGCAAAATGCAAATAATTTAAATACTAATTTGAATTATTTAAATGCTGGAGAATCTAGTGCTTTAGCCGATATTAATAGAAGAACGACTGATGCACAAAACGCATATAATACAGGATTAGCTGGAGCAAATGCTCAAATTGAAGCTAATTATATTCAAAACTTATTAAATGAGAGAGATAAGGCATTACAAAGAGAATTACAAGAAAGACAATTCCAAGAATCAATTAGACAATTTAACGAGAATTTAGCATTACAAAAACAGCAGTTATATTCTCGTTTTAACAGTGGTAGTGGAGGAGGCGGCTCTTCTAGATCCTCAGGAGGTTCTGGTGGGGCAAAAAGTAATGATGTAGCAATTAAATCAGTATCATCACCATCTAAGTTTAGTTCAACAACTGCGACAAAATGGTACGTAAATAATGCTGCAGGTTTAACATCTAAGAATCAATTAGATTCAGCAATTGCAAGTGGATTATCAAGTGGAAAGATAACTCAAGAAGATGCAAATAGAATTTACAAAACATACGGACTATAGGTGGTGATAAAATGGCAAAGAGAATGACCGATGAGGAAATAGCAAAGTATATTCAAAGCAAATCAATAACACAAGACCAATATGTTGCTCCAACGGTACAAACTCATGTTGATACAAGAAATAGAGCTCCTGCTATGGTGCAAGTGGCTCAAACTGTAAAACCAACACAAACTATAACAACAACTAAGACATTTAATAATAAACCACAAAGTAGTTTCAATACTCAATCACAAGACATAAGAACGGTTGATACAGTTAATAAAAAACAAGACAAACCTAAAGAAAAAATTAGCATTTTAAAAACATTAGGAAATATTGCAACAAATATGGGTGAAGGTGCATTAAAAACTGGCGAAGGGGTAATAGATACACTAAACGATATAGCAGATGCAATCAATAATCCATTAACGTATGCTGGAAATAAAGCAGTATATGGAAAAGAAACAGCAGACAAAGCATTAAAAGAGTCAAAACAAAAGCAAGAAGAATTTATCAAAGAAGATTTAGTAAATAAATTAAATGAAGCTACAGGCTGGAATGATTATAAAAATAAGTGGGAAGAAGGATCATTAGTAAAAAGTGGAAACTTTGCTGGACAAGTAGCACAAGGAGTAGGTGGAATGGTACCTTCTTTACTTGCAGGTCGAGCATTAGGATTTAATCCAAAATTAAAATCATTAAAAGGTTTATCTGGTGCTCAAAAAGCAGCAACAATGGCAGGAAATGTAGGAAAAACTTATTTATCCCAATTACCAGCAAATGCTATATTAACTGCACAAAGTTATGGTAGTGGATTAGAAGAAGCATTAAATGAAGGAGCTTCAAGAAACAAAGCAAGAGCATACGGATTAAGTGATGCAGCAATAGAACAATTAACTGAAATGATGACAGGTGGAGTACCAGGATTAGAGGGTAAGGGTGGCATAGACCAATTTGTAGATCCTTTAATTAATAAAAATACTAATGGATACTTAAATGCTTTATTAAAAGCAGGATATGGTGCATTAGGAGAAGGATTAGAAGAATCAACGTCAGAATACTTAAACGCATTAGCTAGAAAAGGAATATTAGGCAAAGATATAGACTGGAATGAAGTAAATAAAAATGCTTTAAGGTCTGGATTAGTAGGTGCAGCAACTGGTGCAATACTAAATACCCCAACAAATATTCAAAACATTCAAGATGTTAGAACTGAAAATCAAATAAGAAATGCGTTAGGTGATGATACTTATGCAGAAGGAAATTTACAATATAACCCAGATTACAAAGGCTGGGAAAATCAAAGAGAAGAAAATCGTGTTGAAGAAGCAAGAAAAGAAGAAGAAAGTAAACAACGTCGTGCTGAATTTGAAAGAATTCAACAAGAACGTGCTCAAGAAGAGGCTAGAAAGGCTCAAGAATTGGCTCAAGAACGTCAAAAAGAACAAGAACGTATAAGAGAACAAGAAAGACAAAAAACTCTAGAGGAAGCCCAAAAGAGACGTCAAAAAACGATTAATAAGAACGATGATTATAATAAATATTATAAAAATGCTGATTTAAAGAAATTTGATGATTCTTTAATAGAAAAATCAAAAGGATTTATAACTGGAAATAAGCAAGGGAAACGTACTAAAGAACAATGGTTAGCGATTGCAAAAGATATTGGAAAACAAGCACAAGGAATGGATGCTGAAGCAATAAAGAAATATGCTTATGAAAGCTTTAAATACGAAAGACCAAACGTTAAAGAGAACTTAAATAGACAAGGAAAGAATTATGTAAGTTTTAAAGTTGATGAGTGGGTAGATGCAGTACAAAAAGCAGCACAAAGCCAATCTAGTCCGAAAGCAGTCCAATCTAGTGTGGAAACTGAACAACAAACTCCTCAAATTGAAACTAAAGAATTAACTGAAGATCAAAAAAGAGACTTAAAGGGATTTAGAGATGCTGGTATGTATGCAAGTATTTCTAAAGAACAGTTCTTAAAAAACAATTATTCTCCAAGATTAGAACAAGAATTAGGATTAACTAGAGAACAAGCTGGAGAATGGTTTGATAATTCTAAGACTAAAGAATATAAAAAATTACACGATAAAATGCAAGAACTATACAGAAAAGATATAGTTAAAAATAATATTCCATTAGAAGAAAGGTCAGATTTTGTATTTAATGCTTATGACAAAAATCTTTCTTATGAACAAATGGAAAAGAACTTAGAAGAAGCTGTATTTGAAAGAACAACTAAGAATTTTAATAATAAAATGATGCAAAATGAGGCTAAAAATACTAATTTATCTAAGGAAGAATTTACTAAGAAATGGAATACTGCTCAAGGTAAGGAATTGGGATTTACTAAGAAAGATATTGAAGAAGTATATGACCAGCAAAAAACTGACAAAAAAGTGGCAAAAAATCCTAATCTTGCTGAGAAAGTTGATGAACCTGTATTGAAAGTAGAAACTCCACAACAAGAAAAACAACATTATATAGATAGTGGTATGAATGAAGAAATAGCTAAGATATTATCTGAAATGCCTAGGGTAGAAAAACAACCATTAAGAGAAAGAATTAAAGAAGGAAAAGCAAAACTTAGCGAAGAATGGAGTTATTTAAAGAGAAACTTAGTAGATAAGGGAGAAACGATCTACACTTTAGGAAAGAAAACAAAGAACCCTAATTTATATGCTAAGTATGATAAAAGAGGGACTACTACAGGTGAGGCTAATTATGATATTGGAGTAGCACAAACTGATTTACAAGGTAAAAGATTTAATAACTTTACTAATGAAAACGGTAAGAAAACATCTATGTCTTTAAATCAAATTTGGGAAGGAGTAGATCCTCAAGTCGCTAATGAATATCTTGCTCATTACTTAAATGTAGATAGATATAAACAAGTTAATGAAAATGGAAGAGCAATTCAAGATAGTTTACAAAAGCAAATAGACCAGGGAAAAATAACTCAAGAGTACGCTGATAAAGTTATAAGAGAAAACAAAGGTAATAAATATGTATTCGGTCCAAGTATAACAGACCAAGATTCATTAAAGAAAGTTAAACAATTAGAAAAAGAGTATCCTGAACTTAAAAGGTTTGGAGAAAATGTATGGCAATATGGTAAAAATCAACTACAAAATATGGTTGATGCTGGTAAAATATCACAAGCACAAGCTGACCAATTCTTAAAAGAAACTCCTCACTATGTTAGATTACAAAGAAA